TCCAGTACAGCGCTGAGCGTGTTAGATAATGGATTTATATATCAAGATGCCTATCAGCCTCCTAGAAGAAGATCAGGCGGCTGTGTGGCATTATTCAAAACTGTACTTGATGCTATTGCGGCGGCAAAAAATTAACTTGACACAATACGCCAAAGATCACAAACTATCATACAACAAAGCCCGCCGACTTTTGAGGCTGGCAAAACAACAACGGAGCAAATAACATGCAACAAAAATATCCCGACTACGTCACCAGCTACAGAGGGCAGATCATTTTCAGATTTCTGTCAAACCTTGCTGATCACTTTAAACGAAATCACTTTTGGATCAAAGGGCAATACGGTCTATACATCAAGAAATTCCGCAACGTGCCTGAGAACTATTTGACACAGGCGTTTCAAGACTATCTGATCAACGAACTTGAATGGCTGCCAACAATCAAGCAAGTTGTACACTACATGACTACACAGCGCAATGACTTCAAACACCACTGGCACAGCGTCCCACTTGATCAAACATATTGCGAGCATTGCCGCACAGATGACGAGGGCAAAGAGGGCGGATTTCGTGAAGTGTACTTCTACGGCTTCAGGCAGTCATTGCAAAAGAAAGCGGAGGCGCATTATAAAGGGGCGTGTACTTGTAATCTTGCTGCAAAGAGCCAGCACAGATCCTATCTTGAGATCATGGACTGGATGCGAGCACAGGATCAATTTGCTGAGATCCATTGCAGTTACTACGAGCCTGATCAAGATCGTATCGTGCCAGCACAAGAGCAGAGCCATTACCACTGGCAAAAGAAGATCGACGCTGGAATCATTTATCTTGATGAAAATGGACACCTTGCGCCATGCTGGGATCATTTTCTTTGGGGCTCTGTATTTGGCGCTATGATGTGCAAGCGATACGGCTGGGAAATGCCGCCCGAAGTTGAGCAACGCTATCAAGCAACAAGGGACAGGCTGCGCAAAGATGAAGTAAAATACAAGCGGGGCAATCAGCGCAGAATGAAGAACAAGATCGGCGAGGATACTAGCGGCAACTATGTGCCTCCTATGTCACTGGCTGAGGCTATGGGAGCGGCTAAGCGTTGACAATGCTTGTATAGTTTTATATAGTGAGGGGGATCGCAAGATCTTCCTTTTACTATTGGAGCACACATGCCAGCAAAACGAAAGACAAAAGAAATCAGTCAGACAGACAGAGAGAGCACGAAGCAAGCCGCCGCAACGCCAGCCGAGCAACTAGAACAAAACGGGCTCACAATCACACTAACACCTGTACAAATGCAACAGATCAACGTATTAGCACAGATTGCACACAACGAAGATCCTGCTGTGTATTGTCGAAAGATTATCTTGCAGCACGTCGCCGATCGTTTGTATTTGGTGCGTCAGTGATCTGCCATGTTTGCGGCTGCGATCCCTGTGATTGTCACGGAGCAACAGTCAAGCATAAAAATATTTGTATCTCAATGAATCCTGAGAGCCTGAAGCAGCTGAAAGAAATACACGACAAGACAGGCAAAAGCAAAAGCCGCATTGTGCGAGATGCCATCAAAAAAGAATACAAGGAGATTAGAAAATGAGCACAGACAAAACAACAACAGAAGATCAAAAAGTAGGCGAGTTTGTACGAATTGACAAACTAAATCCACATCACAAGAACCCAAGAAACAACGATCACGCAGTTGATAGCATTGCAAACTCGATCAAGCGTTTCGGATTCACTAGCCCGATTATCGTCAACAAAGATCAAACGATCCTTGCGGGTCATACGAGATACAAGGCGGCTAAGAAGATTGGCTTGCAAACTGTGCCCGTTGTCTATGTAGATCTGTCGCCTGTCGATGCTGAGTTGCTGATGATTGCAGATAACAAACTTGGAGAGAAAGCCGACTGGAATACTGATCAACTGTCTGAACTACTTACAGGACTAGAAGAAAAAGGCGAAGATCTAACTGTGTTAGGATTCGAAGATCACGAACTTGATCAGTTGCTTGGTGTATTTGATAATCAATCAGGAGAATCTCTTGAAGATTATACACCACCGAACAACGAGGAATTAGATTTAGAAGATTTTGAAGACTTTGATCATACTTGCCCACGATGTAATTTTGAATGGAACGAATAATGAATACTCAAGAAATATGGAGATTTAAGGATGTTAACTTTTCAAAAGATCGAGGCTCTGTTTTTTCTTGCTTCGCTTGTTGTGGTGGCTCGACTATGGGCTATAAACTTGCGGGTTTTGATGTGGTTGGGTGTAATGAAATAGATCCTGAAGTTTTCAAGATTTACAATCTTAATCATAAGCCTCGACTGCCTTTCGTAATGTCAATTCGAGATATGCTAACACAGAAGACTTTGCCAAAAGAGTTATTTAATTTAGACATACTTGACGGATCACCACCTTGCACAAGTTTTTCAACTGCTGGTGTGCGTGAAAGAGACTGGGGAAAAGAAAAAAGATTCTCAGAAGGGCAAGCATTACAGCGCCTTGATGATCTTTTCTTTGAATTTATTGCACTGGCTCAAAGACTACAACCAAAGATTGTAGTTGCTGAAAATGTTGCGGGTATGATTAAAGGAAAAGCGCGTGGATATATAAAAGAGATAGTTCAAGCCTATGATAAAGCAGGATATACAACTCAACTATTTAGATTAAACGGCGCAAATATGGGAATCTGTCAGGCTCGTGATCGTGTATTCTTTTTATCAGTTAGAAAAGATTTAAAACTTCCTAAGATCAATCTGCAGTTTAATGAAAAACTAATTGCATTTTTACAAGTTGAAAAGTGGATTGCTGAATTTCAAGACGAATACAGACCCTGTACAAATGAAGAATTAGATTTGCTTAAAAAATGCAAAGAAGGAAAATCATTGTCCTCAGTTCATCCAAAAGGGCATAGATATACTTATATGAAAATTGCTAGACATAAACCTATTCCGACAATTATAAGTGGCAATAACCATTTTCATTATGAGAAATTACGCCCGTTATCAACAAATGAATACTTAGCATGTTCATCATTTCCGATTGATTACAAATGGAACAATTGGAAACATCCAAAAAAGCGCTGGGCTATGGGAATGAGTGTGCCGCCATTTATGATTGAAAGAATAGCAAACGAAATATATAGACAATGGCTATCGGTGTTGTAATGGGCAGAAAGAGCAAACTGACGGATAAAGCACGGCGGGAGATACTACAAGTGATCTCTGTGGGCGGATCTAAGTCTCTAGCGTGCAAACATGCGGGGATAACTTTAACGACTCTCCTTAACTGGCTGGATCGAGGCAAACGAGCAAACAAGGGACTCTATTATGATTTTGTTTGTGAATTTCGTCAGGCTGAAGCCCGCCCCGACATTATGGCAATGGGGATCGTACATCGTGCCGTAAAAGAGGGAGACATCCGAGCGGCTCAGTGGTGGCTAGAGAAAAAGACAGGATGGGGACAGAAAGACGAGCCACAAGTACAGATCGCAATCACTCCTGAGAATATGAGCGTGACCCAACTATTAGCAGAAGCAGAGCAAGTCAGTCAGAACATGGCACAACTCGCGCCTCCGATTATTGATCTAGATGAGGAATGAAGATCGCGTATAAATTTATTTTGTGCAAAGTTATAAAAATATGTTGACATTATAAAAATATGTTGATAATATAAGAATGTACACAACAACAACGGAGCACAAAATGACTAAATCACAAGCATTCAGAAAGTATCAAAAAGCCGCAACAGCATACGAAGATCATATTTACACTTCAAGAGGCACAATGCGCGCTGTATTGAGTCATGAGAAAGCATACTTTGAAGCGCGACGCACAGAACTTCAGAACAAAATGCGATCAGCATACAAAGCATATAAAGCACTTTAATAATCAACAACAACGGAGCACAAAATGACAGATAAAAGAAGCATAGAACACAAGATCAAAGATCTTGTATTGGAAGAAATCGAAAACATGACGGCGGATCAAGTCAGACAAAAATTGCAAGATGTTGAAAAGCAATATGACGATCTAAAGTTTGATTTATGCTGCAAATACAAATCGATAAGCGATTGCAAAACTTTTGAAGATGTAGAAGAGCATGTCAAGAATCAATTTGAAATGCTTAAACTTGAAGCGATGTATTCTGAGTATCATTTTCAATTACAATTTCTATAAACAACAACACAACAACAACGGAGCACAAAATGACAACGGAAACAATTTACACAGCACTATACAAATTTCATAGCAGTGTAAGAACGATTCACAAAGGGTCAATAAATCCATTCTTCGGAAGTAAATACGCAACACTTGCAGACATACAGAAATCTATTGCGCAGCCACTTCAAGATGCTGGCTTGATCATTGTGCATCAACTGGGAGAAAATGACACAATGCACAGCAGTATAATCCATTGTGAAAGCGGCGAGCAGATACAATCAACCTATAAATTGCATATTAAAGGATCAGACTCTCAAGCATGGGGATCGGCTATTACTTACGCCAAAAGATATGCTATAGGTGCGCTGTTGAATCTTTGCATTGATGAAGACGACGACGGCAACGCAAACAAATCAAAGCCAACTCTCACAAATGATAAGATTGCAGACATTGCAAAATGGATCAAAGATGGGAAAGGCACAATCCAGCAGATCGAAAGAAAATACAATTTGACCAGCAATCAACGCAAACAATTAACTCAATAAACAACGGAGCACAAAATGACAACACAAGAACGACAAGAAATCAAAGACTGGGGGCGCACTGTGGTGCGTCTTCGTAAACAAGGATCATTTTCTGATCTTCTACACGCTGAAATCAAGGTATCCAAACTAACAGTGAAAGAGA